TGGTCCCCGCTGCTAGAGCAGCTTAAAGAGTTGTCAAATGCTAAGGCAAGTTATCCGCCTTATGACATTATTGACCACAAAGACGATACCACAGTCATCAATGTAGCTGTTGCTGGTTTCGATAAGAAAGAACTATCAATCACAGTAGAAGAACAGGCGTTGAAAATTGAAGGTAAAAAGAAAGACAAAGAACAAGAAGGCGAACTCGTTCACAACGGTATCGCTGGACGCGATTTTAAGCTCACTTTTGCCCTTGCTGAATTTTACGAAGTAGAGTCAGCCAAGGTAGAAAACGGGCTTTTATCAGTCAAGCTGTTTAAGAATATCCCTGATGAAAAGAAGCCAAAAGTCATTGATATCAAGTAAACTATGATGGCTATGGTTCTAAGTGTTACGGTAGCACGGCGGTCTCCAACACCGCAGGCGTAGGTTCGACTCCTACAGAACCAGCTTTTTATGGTAAACTATAGGTATGCCTAACGCACCTAAAACCCCAACTCGTACTATTCGCGTACCCGACGCCCTTTGGTTAGCTGTTCAAAAAGAAGCTGCCAAGCAGGGTATAACTGTTACTAGCATCCTTCTAGAAGCTATGGAAAAATTTATTGCTGAAGGACTTGACAAAGTCGCTGAATAAGGTTTAGATTTGTACAGCTAAGACATAGCATCCCCCACGGGGGTTAGACTAAGAGGTACAGAATGCCAATCATCAATGACATGCCTGAAAATAATCTAGACAATTTACGTCAAGAAGTTCAGCAATATGTAGCATTAAAAGAAGATGTTACTCACATCGAGGGACGCGTAGCAACTTTGCGCAAACGAATAATGGCCGCAGTAGAAGAACTGGGTGAGCCAAATGAAAAAGGAAGTTTAGTTCTTCCTATTAACGACATAAAGTCAAACACGGGTAGCGTAATAAAACAACGCCGTGTTTCTAAAGTATTTGATGAAGATAAAGCCGATAACTTGTTAAAGGAAAAAGGTTTGTTTGATTCAGTAACTAAAACAGTTACCGTACTTGACCAAGACGCTGTCATGGCTGCATACTATGATGGTAAGCTAACCGACGAAGACATCGAATCTATGTTTCCTGAAAAGGTTTCATGGGCACTAATATTGGAGAAGAACTAATGGGACGCATGGCAGATTTAGACGCAGAGATGCGCGAACTACCTGACAACGCTAAAGACTTTATGCAGGGTTTTGATAGAGGTCGTGCTGAAGGAATTGTTATTGGTCAAGAAGAAGGTGCGGCTATGGAACGCGTCCGACTTATTGAGTTATTTGAGAAAAGCGACTCAGCTGCTGCTGGGTGGGTTATTGCCGTTATCAATGGAGAAGCCAATTAGCCAAATAAATTCTGGTCTATACTCTAGCGCAACTGATGACTGGGGTACGCCTCAAGCATTGTTTGACGAGTTAAACGATGAATTTAGTTTTACCCTAGATGCCTGTGCTAGCGCACACAACTTTAAAGTAAATGTTTATTTTAATGAAAAAATTAATGCGCTAGTGCAGGACTGGGCGGGCATCGTATGGATGAACCCGCCTTACGGTCGTGCTATTGGTAAATGGATGAAAAAAGCATTTGAAGAATCTCAAAAAGGTGCTACTGTAGTTTGTTTAGTACCCGCTAGAACCGATACCGCTTGGTGGCATGATTATGCTATTAAAGGTGAGATAAGGTTTTTAAGAGGCAGACTAAAGTTTGAACAACCAGGGTTTGTAAAAAATAGTTCAGCACCTTTTCCAAGTGCTATAGTAATTTTTAAAGGAATTAACTCATGAATCAGCACATAACTAAAAAAGAAATTATTGCGATTGTGGGAATAATTTTGGCTATGCTTGGTTCTTTACTATACGGTTACTTTTTAATCAAAGAAGATAAGCCTAAATCGTGTTGGGATTTATATACAACTGAGAATGAAGCTATTTTGCACTGTGAGGTTCACGACTAATGGGTGAAAAAGATTTTATTGAAGATATGTTTGGGGAGCTTGATGCGTTTTACCCCGGCAGTAAACGTAAGCGTAAAGAACCAATTGAAAAACCAGTACTTGACACAAGCTGGGAAAATGATTACACTGAAAGAACTTTGCCAAATGGTAGCGTGGTCAAGATGTATTTGATCGGTTCATTAGCAAAAGCTTTGTCCCGTCCTACAAAAACTATAAGATGGTGGACAGAGAGAGGTACACTACCTATGTCTCCTTACCGACTTCCCTCAACATTTGGAAAAGACGGTCAGGAATATGTCGGTCGTAGACTGTATAGTAAAGCAATGATAGATTCAATTGTAGAACTTTTTCAAAAAGCTGGACTTTATGAAGAAAATCCTATAGACTGGTCTTTACACCGGAGTTTTAGCGATAAGATAGCCGAGGCGTGGGAAACAATACGCGCAGAAGAAAACAAACAAACAATAACTAAGGAAAAAAATGCCACTTAATAATGCCCCAGATGCCGCTAGCTACGTTGCAGACGACATCGATTCACGCCCATCACAGGCCACAGCAACATCTACATCAGTTCAGTCTGGTTGGGATGCTGCCGAAAGCCTTGCAGTCTCAAGCGAATTTCCAACGGAAGTTAAGTTTGAGGAAAACCAGCACCAGGTCTTCAAGTTTCTTGACGAGAACGGCCCGTTTGCTATCTACAAGCAGCACTTCCTAAAGCAGAAGACAAGCGGTAAGCGCTCGTACGTCTGTATCGGTGCTAATTGCCCACTTTGCGTCAAGCTCCAGGATCGCCCGGAGAACAAGCGCGCCTTCACAGTTGTGTCACTAAACTCACCAATTGGAATGCAGCGTCAGATGCTTATTTCAGGTGCACGCCTATATCAGGCTTTGCACGCAGCTCACTATTCACCACAGGGCCCTCTTACAAAGGGATACTGGGCGATTGTGCGTATCGGTAAGGGTCCATCGACTTCTTACACCGTATCTCCAATCAAGGAACGTGACCTAGAGGAAGACTGGAAGTTAGATGCATCTGCTGCATCTGCCGTAGTCAGTGCCTCAGAGGTTTACGCTCGCGGGCTAATCAAAGAGCACTCCTTTGAAGAGCTCGATGAAATCGCGGATTCTTTAATCTAGATTCAATAGCAATAGGCGGGGACTTGACATCCCCGCCTATTACGCTATTGTGGAGATATTATGAATATTATTACTACTGCTGAACAACTTGCCGAGATGGTAGATTTTTACTTAACTCAAGATGCCTTTGCCTACGATGTTGAAACTGTTGGTCCACGCCGAGGCATGACTCCTGTAAATGAAGTCTTATGGATTACATTTGCAACTAACGGCCGATGTGACGTTATCCCTATGGGACATCCACACGGTGATTTTATTGAAGAAGTTTTTCCGCTTACTGGTCAGGGCGAAGTGCGTAAGGAAAAAGGGCTTACCCTTAGACTTAGCGATTATAGCCGTGACTCAAAGAAAGCAACCAAAGTATTTGGGGCTGCTCCAGAGCAGCTGTATCCAGCTGAAGTTTTTAAAATGCTAGAGCCGTTGATGTTTAACGAAAACATACTTACCATCGGACATAATTTAGTGTTTGACCTCACATCAGTTGCAAAATACTACGGTGGACGTGTTCCTGCTGGACCTTACTTTGACACCATGATTGCGTCTTTTATTTCAGACAACCGTAATAAGAATAAGTGCGGTCTTGCTGACTGCCTTAAGCGTGAGTTTGGGTATGAAATGGAAAAAGGTGTTGGTAAAGAAGTTGAGGTTTATGACTTTAATACCGTTGCTAAATACGCTTATCTAGACTCTAAGTACACTTTCTTATTGTGGAAATCTCTTGTACCTAAATTAGCCGCCGGTGACCTTAACCGCGTGTTTGCGCTAGAGATGGATGTCTTGCGCGTTCTATGTGATATGAAACTAACTGGTGCACTTATTGACACCGTGTCTTTAGAGCAGTTAAAGATAGATTTAGAATCTAAGGTAGATGAAGCACGCGCTAGTATTTATAAAGCTGCCGGTCGTGAGTTTAACATCAACTCTAATCAAGAAAAGCAAGTTTTGCTTTACGGTGCTAAAGAAGACGGCGGTCGCGGGTTAAAGGCTAAGATACTTACTACTAAAGGTAGTCAAAAAGATAAAGAAGGCGGAGACTTGTCTCAGTCAGATTACTCAGTTTCTGCTGAGGCTTTAGAGCCTTATCGCGATAAAGACCCTCTAGTTACAGCCATGCTGGAATATGCTGACTATAATAAGCTTCTTTCTACTTATGTTATTCCGTATTTAGGTGGAGAGATTGAGCGCACAACTTCCGGCAAGACTCGTATAGAGACTAAAGAAACTTTACTAATCAATGGTAGACTTCACGGTGACTTTGTCCAACACGGAGCTGAGACAGGTCGTTTTTCAAGCCGTAATCCTAATCTACAGAACGTACCCGCACCACATACTGCGCATGGTAAAGCTATTCGTAACTTGTTTACGGCACCGCCAGGATATAAATTAGTTGTTGCCGACTACTCACAGATTGAGCCAAGAGTAATTGCTTCATTCTCAGAAGACCCAATTATGATGGATAACTACTTAGAAGGCAAAGATATCTATACAACCATTGGTGATACCATGGGCGTAGACCGTAAAGCAGGTAAAGTGCTGGTGCTTGCTATGGCATATGGTGTAGGTCCAGATAAGATTGCCGCATCTATTGGGTGTACTAAAACTGAGGCTAAAGACTTGCTAGATCGATTTGCTAAAGAATTCCCTGCGATTTCTGCGTATCGTTCTAAAGTTATTTTAGCTACTCGTGCAGGTAAACCAGTTCCTTATGTAAAAACATTAACTGGACGTCGTCGTTATTTACCTGAGATTATGTCTAGAGATAATGGGTTCCGCGCTGGGGCTGAGCGTCAGGCATTTAATACCAAGATTCAAGGAAGTGCCGCAGACATAATTAAGATTGCCATGGTTCGCGCTTGGACAATGATACCAAAAGAAGCTAAGATAATACTTACTGTTCACGATGAATTGGTACTAACTACTCCAGCAGAGTTGGCAGAAGAAACCGCAGAGAAACTGCGTGAGGCTATGGAGGATATACAAGTGTTAAAAGTTCCGTTAATTGCAGACATTAAAATCGTAGATAAATGGGGAGAGGCAAAATAATGACAGATTGGCCTATTGGACACGAAGATGATGACTTTGAAAAGATAAGTAAAATACCAGTTAGTACTTTATTCCGTTGGTTTTTATACGACATCAGTAGTGATGACGCTCATTTATATTCACATATCTTTGATTTAACTCCAGTCAGTGAAGAAGGGGATATTAAAGAGCACGCTGATTCAGATGCTAGAGTTGAAAATATAGCGCAAATAACCCCTTTGCTAACTTTTTACGCTACTGCGACCGCTGAATTTGCTTTTAATTTGCATAAACTTAAAATGACTAAATTAGACGGAATTACAGATGATATGATAGATGCCTCAGAAGAGCCATTTAAAGACTTTTATTATCATATGATTTTTGCGGGATTGCTGGGTTCTTTCTCAGCCTTAAAAGAACTAGATATAATTAAATTAAATAGCACTCATACCAGCATTGAAGAAGGAGAATTATGAGTAATTGGTGGGCAGATAAACTAGGTACACCTAGACAGCCACAGCAACTAAGATTACCCGAACAACAGGTTCCTGTAACTAATCCAGGCGTAGCCCCGCAGTACCCGGGTTACACGCCTAATCAAGGTTATCCACCTGTTACTCAACAGCCTCCTTATAACCCTGAGCTAGCTGGTCGTACGCTTCCGGCTAGTGCGGTAAATGCCAGTCGCTGCCCTAACTGCTCTAGCGGTAATTACGGAAAGATGACTGCAGAAACAGCGGCTCGTTGCTATGACTGCGGCTATCCAATTCAGCAATCTGGTTCAGGTATGCCGGGAGTTAGAATTCCAAGTAGCGGTAATACTGAGGCCACTAAGCAAGTAAGCACCGCAAATAATTTCAACCCTAATACTATTATCGACAGGATTGGTTAATGTCACTTCAAAAAGTTCTAGCGCAAATCAATAAAAAGTACGGCGAAAACACCGTTGTACTAGCGTCAGAAGTAGCTGCACCAACTCGTTTTACATCAGGTTCACTTTCGCTAGATATGATTTTGGGTGGTGGGTGGCCAACTAATCAGTGGCACGAAATTATTGGTGAAGCCAGTAATGGTAAAACCGCATTGGCACTTAAGACAATTGCATCTAATCAAAAGCGTGACCCTAACTTCACAACTATTTGGATTGCTGCCGAACAGTGGGTCCCAGAGTACGCAGAGATGTGTGGTGTAGATGCTACACGCGTTCACGTATTTACTAGCAACGTCATGGAAACCGCTTTGACAGCCGTTCTAGAGTTCATTGAGACTAAAGAAGTAGACTGCGTGGTTATTGACTCACTTCCAGCACTCGTGCCTTCAGCAGAAGACGAGAAAGA